CCGTCGACCGCGCCGAGGCAGCGCGCGCACGAAAGGACGCCGTAGCCGCACAAAAGCAAGACGCAGACATCGATTTCGACCGCGTGGCCGTGTCGATGCTCCGGGACACGGAACTGTACCAGAAGTTCGGCCGGGCCAAAGGACTCATGACGCCGAAGTCCGATGCCGCTCTTCGCCGGCTTGGCCGCGGTGACATCGGGCTGTCCTCCGCCGAACGCAATGCCCTCAAGTTCATGCTCGAGAAGATGCTGCGGGCCGGATTCGAGCTACCCGCTAAGGCCAGACCGGCGCTCGAATTCGAGAGCTAGCTGGCCGATTGCGACCGGCCGCATCTGGCTCTTAGCGGCCCCTCGAGGCGTCCGCTTTTCGGCAGCTCGACGAGCTTGGCTGGCGGCAGGCGGCTCCTAGCTCGTTGTAGACCTTCGGCGCGTCCGCTTCGAGACTTGCAGCTAAGTGGGCGACGCCTTCACTCGGCTCCGCCGTGAATCTCGGACGGGGATTGGGGAGCTCAGCAGGGGTCGATTGCCGGCGAGGCTCGGGGCCGTGGGGAGGCGCCCCACAGAAAGGCCTCTCCCCGATCAACTCTTTCCGGCGCCGAATGAAGCGACCCGCCCCGGCGTCAGCTTGGATGAACTCTTTCATCGTCGCACTCGCGAAGAGCGCGCCGGCCCGCTCTATGGCCGATGGAATGGCTTTCTTCAGCTCCTCCAGTTCGGTCCGTTCCTCGTCACTTAGGATCACATAGTCACCACGGCGTTCCGCCGTATGCATCTCCAGCTTCTGGTGGGGCGGCATTTTCGGCCCGAACCTGCGCCGTTGATGAATCAATTTGAGAAAAAATAAATTGGCTTTTTGCGCATTTTCCGCAAAAATGGGGCACGAGAGGTGGCAATGCTGTTAGAATTCAGACTAGGAAATTTTCGCTCGTTCAAGGGCGAGAGCGCCATGTCGCTTGTCGCCTCGACTGACAAGAGCCTCCTCAGCAATACGATAGAGACGGGCATTTCGAACCTGCCTCGGGCGGTGCGTTCGGCTGTCCTCTATGGCCCGAATGCGAGCGGGAAGAGCAACTTCCTGCGCGGCCTTCTCTTGATGCGCGGCATTGTGGTCGAGTCCGCATCGCTGCCGCCGCAATCGAGTTTCAACATTCAGCCCTTCCGCCTCGATCCAGCGACGAACAACAAGCCCTGCCTCTTTGAGGTGACCGTCTCGATTGACGGCGTCCGCTATCAGTACGGTTTCGAGGCCACTCCGACGCGGATCACTGCTGAGTGGCTCCTCGTCTACCAAACCGCAAAAGCCGCTGTCTGGTTTGACCGAAGGTGGGACGCGGTGACTGAGCGAGAGGAGTTCAAGCTCGGCCCTGGCCTCAGGGGGTCAAAGCAGGTTTGGCGCGAGGCAACGCGACCGAACGCCCTCTTCCTCTCCACAGCGGTGCAGCTGAACAGCGACGCCCTGGCACCCCTCTATCGATGGTTCGCAGAAGGCCTGCACGTCATCCCATCGGGCCAGCAGATCCCCGACTTCTTCACGACCGAGAAGATCAAGGACCCGGTGTGGGAGCGTCGCGTCGTCAACTTCTTGTCGTCAGCAGATATCGCGATCTCGGCCATACGTGCTCACGAGCAGGACGGATTCCAAACGATGTTCGAGATCAACGCTGCGGACGGCGGCCTGTCGGGCCACCGGACGGAGAAAGGGCGAATCCTGCGGCCGCGCTTCACCCACCGCGTTGGCGATACGACGGCGGAGATGGAGCTTGAGGAGGAATCCGAGGGCACACAAAAGCTATTCGCTCTGGCTGGCCCCCTGTTCGAGATAATTCAACGCGGCCAGTTGCTGGTCATCGATGAGTTGGACCGCAGCCTTCATGAGCTACTCGTCCGCCAATTCGTGCTCCTCTTCCACGACCCCGAGATCAACACCAAGGGCGCGCAGCTGATCTTCACGTCCCACGACTCCTCGCTCCTGGAGGGCAGCCTCCTGCGACGGGACCAGGTTTGGTTCGTGGAGAAGGGCAACGACCTCGCCTCATACCTCGTCCCGCTGACGGACTACTCCGCGCGGAAGGACGAGGCTCTCGACCGCGGCTACCGCACTGGTCGCTACGGCGCGATCCCGGTGCTGCCGACCCGGCTGAAAGTCGCGGACGTCGAGTTTGGCTAGGGACAAGCACTGGCGAGAACGGCGCGCTAAGGAAATGAAGCGCAGGCGCGGCGACCGCGCGACCTTCGATCGCCTCCTCATCGTCTGCGAAGGAGAGAAGACGGAGCCGAACTACTTCGACGACATTCGCCAGGAGCTTCGCTTGCCGAAGGCGGAGGTACGCGTCCTCCATAGCGACGCTGGCACGGAGCCGCGGCAGATCGTCGACCACGCCGAGGAGGTGTTCCTGGAGGACCCGTCGTTCGATATCGTCTATGCGGTTTTCGACCGCGACGAGCACAAGACCTATCACGACGCTCTGAAGCGCGCCGCTCAGCTCGACCACGCGCTTAGAAACGACTTCAGAAAGAGGATTCGGTTTCACGCCGTTCCGAGCGTGCCGTGCTTCGAGCTCTGGATCCTGCTCCACTTCGCCGATGTGAAGGCGTTTGGGGACCGGCACGAGGTGATCGCGCGCGTGGGCCAGCACATCCAAGGTTACACAAAGGGTCTCAACGGCGTCTTCGGGATGACTGCCGACAAGCTTGAGGTCGCCGCCGCTCGAGCCGAGAAGCTCCGCGAAGCCTTCGCCGCTGAGACCGGGACCGATCCCTTTACGAACGTGGACGAGCTGGTCAGGAAGCTCTTCTCCTGTAAGCGCTAGCAGGGTCCGCGTTCAGGCAGCGCGCGGATGTCCGGTATTGGCGCAAGGCGGCCTTCAACACCGAACTGTAGGCAGCGCTAAACCACTGGGCAATTCGCCGTGGTCCATCTTCGGCCGAGCGCGCCTGTGATGCACGGGCTCCAAGGCCCTTGGTACCGGTTGGGATCGTCAGTCGACGGGGGGCCGTCGTAACTGCCACCACCCGGGCCGGTGTAAAGGCCGCCACCTGGTCCCTGATACAGGCCCCCGCCAGGCCCGGAATACATCCCGCCTCCGGGACCTGTATAGAGTCCTCCGCCCGGCCCGTCGTACAGACCGCCGCCCGGTCCAGAATACTTTCCTCCATCGGGCCCATCGTAGAGGCCTCCACCCGGCCCGGTGTAACAGCCCCCGCCGGGGCCAGTGTACCCGTGGCAAGGCGCTTCATCGTTTGACGGCTCGTCTTCACTACTCCTGGCAGGCGTGGTCTGAGTCGACGGGATGCCTGCCGCGTTCGAGTCCGTCACGTTGTCCGCATCCGTCCGCACCGGTGCTGGCGAAGGCATACAGGCCGCGCAACATATGAGCACGGCCAACAACATGAAGGTCAGGCGAACATGCATAGCGGGTCAAAGCTTCGGCCGAGTAGCTAGCGCGAAGCGTCCGCTTTCGGGAAGCCCACTGCTGTCTGCTGTTAGCGCCGGGCCGCCTCAGAATCCGGTACGACTGGGGGCCGCGGTGGGCGCTGTGCCGCGGCGACGACCGGGCTGACTTGAGGGTCCGGGGAGGGGAAAACTGCCGTTCGCTTTGGACGCCGGGCTTGCTTTTGCGACAGCCCATAAGCCGCGGATTATGAATCCGCAGCGAAGCGTTGCTTTCACTTATATTTTTCGTCGGGTCGGCGATTTCATACTGGAATGCGTACTGTAACGCCCGGCGTGCTATCGACCGTCGCCCGCGGCTACCCTGCCGGCTGAGCGCCGGGCTCCTCTGAGAGGATGTCGGCGTACGCGTAGCGAAGTTCAACGAAGCGAAGCTTCCCGGCGACCGAGCCTAGCAGAACGGCGATTTCATCAAGTCGCTCTGCCGGGTATTCGCGCTCCGACAGTTGCCGCAGTGCCTTGTAACCCTTCTGGCCAATGAGTTCATACGACCCGTCGAAGGGGTTCTGAGCGAAGTGCCCGTGGGCAACGATGTTTCGCTTGCCGTTTAGGTCACGCAGTTGGACGCAATCGATCTGGCTAAGGCCGGGGTCATGCAACGCTTGTAGCAAGGCGAGGCTGTCGACGCGCTGCGAAAACGAGCCTCTGGCCAGTTGGTGGAGCGCCTCGTCGCCGCCTAACTTGTCGATGGCATGTTCGATTACGCGGGTGATGAGGTAGTCGACTTCGTTGAAAGCCAGGATCAGGCGACCGACGGCGGCCTCGTAGTTGGTCCTGATCGCCGGATCGGCGGACGGCACATCGTCGTCGTCGTCGCCGTCGGGCCATTCGTCGTCGGGGTTCCAGTCGGGGTCGTTGGACATCGCAGCTTAGCGACTACAGATGGAGCTCGTGGAAAAGGTCGAGCAAGCGCGCGACGAACCAGCCCAGTCGCGCGACGCCCGAGACTGCGCACAGAAACACCTCCCGCCAATACCAAGCCGTAGCGAAGGCTTCGCCTTGGCGTTGCGCGATGAGGCGGTATGCCTCCTCCAGATCGCCCAACTTCTCTTCGAGCCGGCTTGCCGGCACCAGCAGCGTAAGCAAGCGCTCGGCTAGGCGAGGCGGGGCGTCCGGCCTGCGCCGAGCCAGATTGTTGTACGCCCAGTCGTAGCCGATGCCGTACGCCAGACGCATAAGAAAGGTCGCATCGCTCATGAACGACTTCTTTGGGGCCGCCCGCCGAATATAGATGGCTCTTAGAACACGGCTCCGCGCGAAGTAGTCCGTCAAGGCTTCCTTCGCTCCGGGGATGGACAGCAAATTCTGAAGCTCGGGCTTGTCCCTAACCTCCGGACCGTTGCAAATATCTTCGAAGGAGGAGCGGATGGTCTCTTCGAGAGCGTCGCGTTTCTTTGTCATCCTAGGCTCCAGCGAAGACAGGACCGGACGACAGGAAGCGCGCCTCAAGCGCTGCTGCAGCCGACCTTCCTACGTTGGTTGCCTCGTAGAACCGCTTGCGCCGGCCGCCACGAACAGCGGTGCTTTCGCCCCACCAAGACCGGAGGCAACCCTTCTCCTCCAGGCGCTCCAGTGTGGTGTAGACGGCACCGAAGGAGACCTCGCGACCGGTCTGTTGCTTCAGCCTGTCGCGGATAGTGACGCCATAGGCGTTAGGGCCGTCCATGACGGCGCGCAGCACCTCGAACTCGAACATGCCGACGCGCGGATCGCCGCGGAGCTCTGACATGATTTCTCTCCGATCAACTACGTTGTAGGACATATATGAAGGCCTATGAGTTCGCAAGGGTTGAACGCAGCGCAGCGATAGGTGCAGGCGTGTGCCGACCTCAGGCGCGCCGCATGGTAGGACTGGGGCGCAGCGCGAGCAGGCCGAAGCCTGTCGTTATCGCCGCTTGCCAGACTTCGGCGTCGTCCGCTTGCGCGTCCCACCGGAGCGTCCGCTTTCGGGGAGCCTGCGAATGTCCGCTCATGGCGCGTGGCCGACACCCCGCCTGACGCCGACCGCGGAGGCACGCGCACGCGGTGAAGCTCACGGTCCGATCGAATTGATCCGCATTTCAGTTGCGACCTTGCCTTCCTTGGCGAGGCACATCGCTCTCCACGGGCCCTCTGCATCGTCGACCATGATGTCGAACGCATCATCCCAAAACAGCGGGCGCCGAAAGTATATGTCGACGTCGAGCGACCGCGGCGAAAACTGTCTCCACACCGCCGCCGTCAGAAACCGGACGCCGTGCCCGCCGCCGATGATCGGCGCCCGGTAGCCCGCGCGTTGCGCTGCGTCCTGGTCGAAGTGGATCAGGTTGGTTGTGTTGAGGCCGTACCCCTTGACGTCTGCGGGCGTCAGTTGGAACCGGCCGATCTGCCTCAGTGCTGAGATGTCGGTGATGACCGGCGCCGGACGTTCCCCGGCGCCGCGCAGGTTGGGATCGGCGTATTTCGTCGGGTCGGTCTTCAGTGACGTGCGCCTCGACGTGACGCCCAGTTCGCCATTCTCGCCGTGGTACCAAGTCTCGCTCTTACTCACTCGCCCTCGCGGCGATTGCTGAACATCGAGAATCTCGCCGCTCACAGTGAGCTTTTCGTCGAACCGAAGCGGCCGGCTCTGAACCAGCCCCTGAACCATGTTGACGCCACCGTTAGAGGAGATGCCGTTGCGGACGCCCTCTGCAATCGCGAGGCTGATGAACGCCGATGGATCAATGTTGCCCCTAAACGTCGCTGGGTCGATGCCGCAATGCCCCAGCAGTCGTGCTTCGTTGGCCGCGTCCACAACCATGACACGCTTCGCATAGCGAAGGCCTGCATAAGGGGTGATGTCATCGATGGCCGCGCTCATGCTGCGGTTCCTCGTGAGCGTCTTCTTTGGACGATAGTTTACCCGGTGATGCCGATCGAGTGAGGAACGAGGCCCTGCTGGAGAGTCTGCATTTTGGAAGCGCGCCAATGTCCGCTCCTGGCGCACTGGCGACCGGCGTTCTGCGATGTCGGCCTAGCGCAGACCAACCTGCGGCTCGTCGCTCGCGTGAGCGGCTCGGCAACTAGCCTCTGGAACCGCAAGGAGCTCTGCCGCCGGCTTGGCTGCGCCGGCCAGGTCGAGTTCCTGGCTCGCGTTCCCGGCAGGCGCGACTATCAGCCGCTCGCAGCGCCATGGCCCGTAGGCAAGCTGCCGACCGGAGCGGCATTGTGAGGAGCGCGCGCCCGGCATCGCAGGGCTGCACTCGTGCCTGTCCGCTGCCCGGCAGGCGACGGACTGGCAGGCATTCGCGAGCAAGCAGCGTTGTAGCTAGAGCGCGTTCTCGCGTGTAGGACGAGTCCCGCTCGACGCCTTTCCCCAAGAATGCTTAATGGCAGAGGCTGTTCAGATCGAGACACACCATCAAATGCGGGCGATAATCTTCGCGCGAGGCGCGTGGCGGAAAGCGGCATGGCTACTATTGGCGGCGTGCTGCACGTGGCTTTGGGGCACGCCCTCTAGTGCGGCCACCGTCTACGACGTAACCGTCACAGGGACGGTCATCTCAGGCACCGACGGCGCCGGTGCGTTCGGTGTTGAGGGCGCGGGCCTTACAGGCGACACCTTCACGATGCTCTTTTCTTACGAGGTCACCTCGGATTGGCAGCGTTTTACCGCGAACGGCTATGACATTCTGACTGCTGATCTTGCGTCTGCGAAAATGATTGGCACCAGCCTGTCGATCGACGGCAAGCAACTGAGCCTCGGGCCGATGTTTTCTTTCGAGGTGCAAAAGAATCCTTCTGTGCCCCCAGGCGAGTTTACGATCGGCGGCAGTGGCGAGGGTAGTGCGATCGACATTGTCTATGTCGGTGACGGTCTGCCTGGTCTTGTCACCACGCCGTTCACCAGTACTTGTGCGACGCTGACTTCGTGTAGCGGTCCGTCCGACTTCAGCTGGACCGATCCGACTACAGGCCTTACGACGTCGGGCCAGTTGAATACCGCGTCGGTGGCAATGAATATAACTGATCACGTAGACGCGCCTATTCCCGAGCCCGCGACGTGGGAATTGTTGTTAGCAGGACTAGGGGCAATGACGTTGCTTTTCAGGCGAGCGGCATTCACAGCCGGATGACTTAGGCCACGTCGGCCCGGGCTTCCTACAACCCATGCTTTTCCGTGAGAGCTGCGGCCGCCCGGCTTGGGGGTGCCGGCCTGCAAAACCCTGAGTCGGTAAGCTAGGGTTTGTGACAGGACTTCGTCGGCGGGAGGGAGACCTTGCCGCAGAGCTTGTTGGGCGCGGTGCAATTCGGGCCGACTGCCGGCGGCGGCGCGCATAGGCTCTTGGTGACGAACTGGCCGTTAGCAGCGTGGCAGCTGCCCTTGGCGTCCAGCTTGTGGCCGTGAGCTCACACCAGCAAGCACCACCAGAATTTCAACGCCCACCTGGTCGGGCTCGGGGATCCGTGTCGATCAGTGCGAGGCTGAGGGCTCTTCAGCCGGCGGTTGAGCGCCCGCATCGGGCGCATCAGGCAGGTACTTCACGACGACGAAGGACGACGAATGGCTGCCATAGGCGTTCGTGAACGAACTCGACGAGCCGAACGCAGACCCTCCGCCGTAGGTGGCTTGTCCGAATGACGAGCTGGCGTAGCCTTTGATGTTGTCGTGAGAGTCGCTGAGGATCACCGCGTCGCCCCCGAGTTCCTTCACTCGCTTGGCGATGTCGTGACCCAGATTCGACATGCGGATGATCCCGATGATCCCGCTTTCCCAGCGTTCGTCGCGGATCGAGCCAAGGATCTGGAATCGGTGAGGTGGCGCGCCATCCATCCAGAAGTCGATGCCGTCGATCGTCTTCCTTTCGCCGCCGCGACCTTCCTGAATCGCGTCCCTACCCTCATAGGCCAGAAACTCGGTGCCCGCGTGCGCGAGCGGCGCGGCCGCACTCGCAGTGACCAGGATCAAGCCGGCTAGCGCAAGCGCGCGTTTCGCTCTGTTCATGTAAGAAGCCCCCCGTTTGCAAACTTGCGCTCATATGATCGCCCCGGCAACCGGCGCGCTTCAGATGGCGACAAATCCTTCTCATCTCGCGACACGCGACAATTGTCTGTGGTCGCATCAGAGCCGGACCTCGGGCACGACCTGCTCCGCCATCACGCCAGTTAGCTCTTCGCCAGCAAGCGATGCGTCCATGGTGCGCGATGGGTCGAAACGGGAAGTTCGCCGGCCGCCAGGAGCGTCTGCTTTCGGGAAGGTCGCCAACGTCCGGTCAGGGCGCTATCCCGACACAAAAGATTCTTTGACTGCCAAGCCTTTGAGTAGGTCCTTCATCGCATGACGCACCAGTTTACGGCGACGTTGGCTGGTCGCTCGCGCGCCCTCGGTGCGGGCGGAGGCACCGGCGATCCAGGTGCCCGCAGCCCGATGGACCAACAGGGGGCCGAAATAGGGGGCCCCAATTTTCCAGAATTTAGGCGCGATATGCGCGCGAATGCTCCACCGGCCAGGGTTCGCTGGCGGCACCCAGGGCGTCCCCCACCGGGGGTGCCGCAGTGCTGTAGAAAGCTGAGTGCGGAGGACCAGTCAGCAGCGCATTGTTTGCAGGGAAGTCGGCGACTTCTTTGAACCTGTGGCCGCGCTCTGCTCGACCCGATCGAGATTCGGCGCCGAACTGACTCATGTAGGACCATGTGACGGTGGTTGCGTGATCCTACAGGTGGTCCTACAACAGTCAGATGAGCAACGCCGTCATCGCCTACTACCGCGTATCGACCGCAGCGCAGGGCCGTTCGGCCCTCGGCCTCGACGCGCAGCGCGCCGCTGTGGTCGCCTTCGCCGCACGCGAGGGGCTGACGATCCTGGCCGAGCACATCGAGGTGGAAACCGGCAAGGGCGCCGACGCCTTAGCGCGCCGGCCGATCCTACGCGAGGCGCTGGCGGTGGCCCGCAAGGCGAAGGCGGCTGTCTGCGTCGCTCGGTTGGATCGACTGTCACGTGATGTGGCGTTCATCAGTGCACTGATGGCGCAGGGCATCGCCTTCGTCGTGGCGTCGCTGGGCCGCGACGTGCCGGATTTTATGTTGCACGTCTATGCGAGCCTAGCTCAAGAGGAGCGTCGGCTGATCGCCGAGCGGACGCGCGAGGCGCTGGCCCGCAAGCGGGCTCGCGGCGAACCGCTGGGCAACATCGCGGCCCTCGACGCCGGCCGCGCCGCGGCCAACGCCTCCAACGCCCGCGCCGCTGACCTATTCGCGGCGAACATCCTGCCGATCATCCGGGAGATTCAGGCCGCCGGGCACACCTCGCTGCGCGCCATCGCAGCCGAGCTGACCCGCCGGAACATCGCTACCGCCCGCGGCGGCGCCTGGTCCGCCGATGCAGTGCGGGCGGTGCTGCTCCGTGCCTAAGTGTCACGCGCTGGTCGTGCGCGGCCTTTCGGCCGCCGCGACTGAGGAACCCAGCCACCGGGCCGCAAACGACCGCGTCTGCGGCCTGGGCGACCCATATGCGGATGCCGGTGCTTCGGCGAAACCCAAAGGTGTTCGTGTAAGCGCAGCACCGATAGGAGGAATGCGATAATCTGGACCACCCGCTGGCGGTGGCAGGGGCATTCGTCGCGGAGGGGACCGCACCCATGCTGATGCGAACCGCATTCGCGGCGATCCTCGCGGGCGCGCTCATGCCCGCTCCATCCTTGGCTGCCGTACAAGCCCCTCGGCAAGTGTGGCTGAGCTGCAAGTGGCATGAAGTCTGGCGGTCGCTCAGCTTCCTGGGCGCCACCTCTAGCGAAGACACTTCCGAGCATGACTACGCGAGAGTGTACGTCTATACAGACGGGTCGGAATACCTGAGAGAGTACGACAATGAAAGCCATGAATTACAAGTTGTCGTTGGCACTGCAATTACAGATGACGCCATACTAATCGAAATCAAAAATCAATTCGACGACCCAGGCTTAGGCGGACACAGCCAATTTGATCACCTGTGGACGCTTAGTCGAAAGACGCTGAACTTGAGCGTAATCTTCACTTCATCCCAAGACCTCCAGATGGGCGACGGGAGGGTTAGCAGCGCGAGGACGACGGGCAGCGGCTCAGGCTCATGCGCCATTGTCGATCCCCAGCCGATAGCGCCCGAGCAGCCGAACAAGTTCTGATGCTGCGAAGGCCAGGTCGCCTCCACCACCCAAAGGCCAATGCCGACGCCTTCGCGGCCAACGTGCTGCCCATCGTGCGGCAGCTGCAGGGCGCGGGCGTGATGGCCCTGGCGGCGATCGCCGAGGCGCTCAACGGCCCGTGGCGTCCGCACGGCCCGCGGCGACTGGCACGCCTCAAGCGTCAGGAATGTCTTCGCCCGCAGCGTCTAGCGCTTCAAACTCGGCATCGACCGGCTCAGGGGCTTCCAGCAGGCCCTGGGCGGCCGCAGCATCCAGCACGCGCCGCAGCGCCTCACGGTCCTCAGGCGTCATCAAGCGCGGGTCTAGGACGTGCCGCGTGGTTTGCTTGACCTCGCCCTCCACCTTCACCGTCCTGGCGGGCCCGTAGCGGCCGCTGTCCCAGCAGGCGAGCAGCTTCAACCTCGTCTCGATCATCAGCTTGCGCGACAGCACGTTGGCGCTGTTAGGCCGCGCCGTGCCGTCGGCGTCGTAGATCACATCCTGCGAGCGGTCGTCGGCGATCTCCAGGCACTCGGCCGCAAGGTGGTCCCAGCCAAGCGCACGGGCCGCCCCGATCTGGTCGGCGAAGGCCGGGTCCTGCTTGCTCCAGGCGTCAACCGTCTGCTGGCTGGTGCCGTTGCGCCGCGCCACGACCGACAGCGGCAAGCCCCCCATCAGCCCCAGCAGCACGTCGTGCTTCAGCTGGTTCCGGTCGACCCGGCGCGGGCGGCGGCCCGGCGGCGGCCCTCCAGGGGTGAACGGCATCGCGCGCGCGAGGCTACCAGAAACTGACGATGTGCGTGAGCGGGCGGGCAAGCGGCGCCAACCGTTTTGCGAGCGAAACCACGGCTGGCGCCGTCCTGGCCGGCGAAGGATCAGTACCCGCGCCCCAACGCCCAGCCGCCATCCGGGACGCGCCCCATGATCGTGCCATCAGGCGCGAGTGTCAGTTCCTCCTCCACCTCGTCCAAATCGAGGCTGAAGGCGTGGGGATGCGCTCCCTCAAGGATGACATTTCGATGCGCGCAGACGAGCATGTAGCCGCCGAAGCCCGGAACTTCCGGGTTCGTGTAGCGAGACTTACGGATGACGATCCCGACCTTTGCCGCATTGCGGCGCGCTCGGGCTTCTCTGGCGCGCAGGCGCGCCTCTTCGTTTTTGGTCAGCATGGCTGAACCTCCAATAGGGTTGCTAGGGTCGGGAGCGCGGCCTGATCTCGGCCTCCCGACGCGCTGCCACCGCTTAGTTGGTGGAGCGTCCCTGCCATGCCTCGCCGACCCAAAGGTCGCTCACGCCTGCCCGTGATCAGGTCAGCGGCGTGATAACGCAGCTAACCAGAGGAGTTCGAGGCGTGCAAGTGACCGCGCGTGGCCGGGCGCTCACAAGTCCGAGGGCGGCCGCGTGCGCCTGGTGCGGCGCGAACGGGCTCTCGGGTTGTTACGCGTTACACCAAGCGCTGGTCCAGGAAGGCATAGAGCGCGCTGAGCACCGCGGCTCTGTCGCCGCGACGTTCGCCCTGCAGGTAACCCTGGCGGATAAGCGCAGCGACTTCGTCGTCGTGTAACTCGACCGAGTAGCAGCGGAGCCTCAGCTGCTTCCGCCGCCGTGAGAGCCGCATGCGGTCGGCGGCTTTCCGGCGCTCCTCAACTGATTGACGCGCCCGCTTGCTGGGGGCGCTGCTGCGCCTTTCAGCGCCGTTAAGCGTGTTGCGCATCACGCTCGAGCTACTAACGCCGCGCCGACGAAAGACCTGCGGGTCCTGCCGCAAGGTGCTTGGCGCGCTCACCAACGTTCCTCCCCGCGCGGCCGGCCGCGGTAAGGGTTGACGCGGCTTTCGGCCCTCCGGTCATGCCGGGTCACCGAACGGGATCGGATCTCCGTCCTTCAACCAGGATCGGTCACCGCACGGCAGAACTTTGGCGCCTGGAAATTCATGCTTGGCTTGGCGAAGGGTGGACGGCAGCGCGTCGATGAGGCTGGCGACCTCCCGCAGCGTGTAGACCTGCACGTGGCGGCCGTCGGCGATGACGCGCGAGACTTCGGCGTCGGTCTGGACGACGGCGACGACGGCGCCGTCCTTCAGAACGACTTCCCAGACCCATGGCGCGACGGGCCGGGCGCCGGCCTCTTCAGCCGCCTGGTCGAGCGCTTGCCAGGCGCGCTTCATGGCCAGCGACCGGGCGATGGCGGCGTCGAGCTGCGACCGCGTCAGCTGGTCAGCGCTCCAGGCCTCGGCCATCGCGTCCTGCCACTTCAGGCACTGGCGATAGAAGCGCGCCCGCAGATCTTCGTCGACCAGCATCGGCAGTCGGTCGAAGCCCCATTTGACCTCGAGTTCGCGAGCCGTCTGGTCGACGCCTTCGAGGTAGGCCTGCAGCGTGTCGGCATCGTCAGGGCTGGGCACTTCCAACCTCCAGCATGCCCCAGGGGTGGCTTCCGCTTCGACTTCCAGAAGCGAAGCCCACCCCTTTAGGGGTGGAAGTCGTGGAAGTCTGGAAGTGCAATAAAATCAAGAGCTTCCAAGGCGACTTCCAAGCTAGGCCGTTGGAAGTCTGGAAGTGGAGCGATGGTGACGCGCTAACGGATTGTTTTAACAAGACTTCCAGACCTCCAAGCAGGCGCTTTGGAAGTCGTGGAAGTCTGAAAGTGGGCGCTTCGACGATCATCAGTCCACCCGCTCCGCATGGACCTTCCTGATGGTCAGCTTGCCCCTGGGCATGGTCGTAATCACCACCCGCCATCCGGGTCCGGATCGACCACCTCCCATCTCGCTCGTGACCAGGTTCTTCGCCGTGTTCACGCTGACGCCGGTCCTCTCGGGATCGAGCGCCTTCATGATCCAATCGAAGACGACGGCCGTTTCCTGGCTGGTGTTGCCGTTCGCCAGACAGATGCGCGCCAGTTCGGCGGCGATGCGGTCCAGCGTGGTTTGCTTTTGCGTCGCGCGGGCGGCGGTGCGCTCCGCGTTGGCAAGAACGCCGGCCTCGCGGAGCGCCTGGTGGCGAAGAACGCCGACATTGTCGGCTGGGCGCAGACCGTCCGCATTTTCGATGCAGACAGCCAGCTTGATCCACCAGGCCGGCTCGCCCGACAGGACGGTCGGGTTGGCCTTGGCGTCGTCGAAGCGGACATATTTGACGCGTTCGCTTTGATCGACGCCGTATTCGTCAGCGTCTTTCTTGCTCATCGTGAACATGGTCGAGACGAACCGGGCGACGCCGACGATGGTGGATCCGCCGCGCATGGCATTCATGTCGCCGGCGGCGGAGTCGGCGTTCGCGGTCTTAGGCGTGTGATGGAAGAAGAGGACCGCGCAGTCGCAGTCCACGGCGATCTCCCGCAGGATCTCACCGATCGCGTGGAAGCTCGCGATGTCTTCCTTGGCGCCGTGGAACTCGATCAGCGGGTCGATGATGAAGAGGCGATAGCCGCCCCCGATGATCCTGCGCTTGATCGCATCGACGTGCGGCGAGCGCTTTAGCTCTCCAGTCCGCGGATCCTGCTGCAGCAGCGTCAGGCGCTCGTCCAGGCCCGAGTTGTAGGCGAACCGCTCTGCAGCGCGCTCCGGATCGACGCCCGTCTCGGTGCAAGCAGCAAGGAAGTGGCGGTCGAGTTCGTCTGTCGGTTCCTCGCCGTTGTAGTTCCAGACCTTGCCGCCGCCGCCGACAGCCGGCTTCCAAGGGCCGAAGTCCAGATCCTGCGAGAAGGCGATCGCCAGCTGGAAGGCGAGGGTGGTCTTGCCGACGCCGGGCGGCGCCGCGACGCCGGTCACCGCCCCGTACATCAGAAAGTTCCCGTAGGCCCACGGCCGTGGCTTCGGCGGTTCGCCCGTATAGCCGCCGGGCGCGAAGGCGGCCTCGTCCAGGGCCCGCTCGGCTTCGTCCAGCCCGTCGGCGTCTTCGTCAGCCTTGCGCGCGGCCCACGTGGCGACGGCCTCGCCCAGCGTGCGCATGCCGGGGATCATGCCGCGGCTGAAGGCGTTCAGCGCCTCGACGCACTTCTGCTTCAGCCAGCGCGGGTCGCGGCCGGGGCGGTTGGCGTCGATCTTCCTGTAGTAGGCCGGCGTGACCTCGGCCAGCAGCTCGTCCAGGGTGGGCGCGGCGCCGTGCTCGCCGACCCATTCCCGCAGTGTGGCGCGAATGAGCTTGAAGCCGTAGAGCTCCCGGCCGTCGGTGACCTTCTCGCCGAGCCCGAGTGACCCGCTCGGTTCGACAGTGATGCCGGCGGCGGTGTCGACGGCCGGCGTCGGGGCGGGCGGGAAGGCGTTGGTGATCTGCTCGATGCTGAAGGCGCGCTGCGCCCTGCTCGGCTCGACTATCTGCACGAGTTCCAGCGCGCGGCCCGGCTTGTTCAGCTTCGGCCAGGCCAGCGTCCCGGCCACGCGCATGAGCTGCTTGCCGGTGCAGACCTTCGGATCCGTGCCGCAAGCCGTCTGGACGCCGCGCAGAGCCGCGCGCAGCTGGTCTATGTCGGTTACCTGGACGTCGAGCGGCCACCACATCTGCGCGCGCTTGGTGGGCGAGCGGCCGGTGACGACGACGAATGACGGTGCGACGCCGAGCGGGTCGTAGTGCGCCCGCGCGCTGGCCAGTTGGGCCTCATCGTCGGCGTCGGCCCAGACCGCGAATGCGGCGAGGAAATCGTCGTCTTCGGCGGCCTTGCCGGGGAACACGCCGGGGTCGCGAAGCGCCGCGCCGACGTAGACGTTCCAGCCGGGTCGGGAATTGGTTTCGGATGCGAAGTCGGCCGCGCTCTCGATCTCGTCCAAGTCGAAGAAGCGAGTGCGCGGCCGTGGTTCCGCCGACTTGTCGGTGTGGATCGCCGTGACCTCGATCCGCCCCGTGAGGGCGCGGCCAAACAAAAACGTCAGATGGCGGACGATCAGGTCTTTGTTCGGCCGCAGGATCGGGGCCACGTTGTCCATGGTGCAGCATCAGAACTCGTCGTCGGCCATGACGGGTGCCGGCGGCGCAGCGGCCTGGGGCGGGAGCGGGGGCGGCGCCGGAGGCGGCGGCGGCGACGCCCCGGCAGGGCCGCCGAGCTCGGGGGGACGATCGACCCAGTCGACGATCTCGAAGTTGGGCCGATAGTTGGTGCTCGACTGCCCCCGGCCAGTCGTGGTGATCGGCACGGTGCCCTTGAGCACGACGACGGGCAGCTTGCCGGGGTGCGCGTCGCGCGCCTTCGACCACTCGGTGTAGACAGCGTCGATGGCCGCAATCACGGCCTTGGCCTGGCTGGAAAACTCCCGCCTGTCGCCGCCACAGGTCTTGCCCAGCTTCACCATGACGCGGAACGCCTGCTTGTGCTGGTCGGACGGCTTCGCCGGCATCTCCTCGCCGAACTTCACCATGGACCAGGACGGCGCCAAGCCGGGGGCAAACAGCACGTACCCGACCTCGATGTTCTCGAAATCGAAGATCGCCTTGAAGTGATCGGTAATCTCGACGCTGTTCGTGACCCACTCGCCGCCGCTGTCCTGGACCCGATCCATCCGGAAGAACCGCCCGGCGCGCGCGTCGAACTTGACGATGGGCGTATAGTCGCCGCCGCTTTCGGTATTCAGTCCCAACATCTTACGGTCTCCTTCTACAGTTTGCTTCGTTCACGCCGGGAAGCGCCCGGCCGCATATTCAGAAGTCGAACTTGTGGAAAAGAATCCTCGTCACGTTCTCTTCTTCGATCTCTTCCCGCTTCGTCCGGACCGCCGCTTCGATGTGCTTGATCCACGGCGGGGGAACCCTCAGGCCGAGCGAGGTGACGTAGTGTTCGAACTCGTCGACCGCGGCCGGGTAGAGGCAGCAGTCCAACCGCTGCATCAGGTCGGGCCAAAGGCCGGCCGCGCGCGCCTGCCGCGCGCTGGCGGGGCTCAGCGCTTTGGCGAGCGCGCCCATCAAGCGGCCTCCGTCTTGGCGACCTGCCACGCGAGGATGTCGCTCTCCCGCCAGGCCTGGCGGCCGGGGCTGACCTCGTAGCTGCGCGGAAATTCGCCCTTGCGCTGAAGGCGCCAGACCGTCGTACGTCCGAGGTTGCCCGTCAGCGGGCGGACCTGACGCCACGACAAGAACCGATCGGCGTGCGGCTGCCCCAACTGAGGCGGCGGCCGAGCAAACTGCGGGGGCGCAAGCTCAACCCGTGGAGAGACGAATTGCGCCTCCGGCGGCTCAAGAGCGCGCTGTGGCGCACCCGAGGCAGAGCGACGCTCTTTGTCGTACGTGTGCGGATGCAAGCTCTGGTCTCCACCGGAACGGGCCGAAAGTCCGTGGTCGATGGAGAAAAAGGTGCTCTCGGATCGCCGGCGCGGGAACGCGGATCAAATCCGGTCTGAATCCGCCCCTGATCCGCTCTTTGATCCGCTCGCCTGTGCCGCATGCTTTCGCGCTCGCGCGTCGCGGCGGTATCTCGCGAAGGTGGTGGGCTTCAAGAGGATGGCTCTCGCCTCATTCCACATCTCGGAGAGCTTCCTGCAGATCTCCGCCTCAATCGGATTGGCGCCCGGTGCGCGGCGACGGGCCTCCGCATCTGCGGCGGTGGAGGCTGCCCAATCCTCGGCCTTCACATCGCCTGGCAGCCAATCCCTCGAGTGCTCTGGAAAGGCGGTCATGACCGATGATCGGTCGAACAGTAACCAGCTCCAGAAGTGCGTGTTGTTGTCCGGCTGGCCGTCGCCGTTGTAGGCGCAGCAGAGCCCGTCATGCTCCTCGGGGGCGTTGGCCGGGAAGCGCAGAACGAGCCACTGTGCGCGCGGGATGGGGGCGCGAGGGCCAACACCCAGTTCCAGGCCGCTTGCGCGTACGTCACCGGCGATTAGCTGGTGGAAAAAGGGCTCTAGGAGATCGTACAGCGTTGTCTCGGAACGCTGTCGCAGGCAGTTGAGACTCCACAAAACGACGCCGTGTGCCGTTGCGGCGAGGTCGACGAAGGAGGGGTGCAGCACCGTCCGGGCTTCGACGATCTTGCTCGCCGTCCACTTGAGGTCGCGCGATCCGATCCAAAGCATCGTTGTCAGCAGGTCCCACTCGCTATCCGCCGGGAGGTGCTGGGCCAACTCGCGAGCGAGCTGGCGTCGCTGCTCTTCCTCATCCTCGGCCGGCGTCACCCGCGCCGCTCCAACCGATTGACGTTGGACAGGCGCTCGCGCTCGCCAACGATCTCGAGCAACAGATCCTCCCATGCCCCCAGCGCCCGCCTTTTCTCGCTTGCGTAGGAGTTGGCGTCGTAGTGCTCGCGGCTGACAGCCGCACCGCCGTCGCCGCTGGCGTGCGACAACACCAGCGACCGGATGAAAGGACTGATCCCGAGCCGCTCGCTGGTCAGCGCCGTGGAGCCGGTGCGGCGAAGGTCGTGCGTCGACGCGCCATCGACCCCCAGTGCCTTGAGAACGGCCGCCAGCGCGTGTGTAAGGCTGTCCGCCTTGATTGGCTTACGCGGATCGCGTGGCGACGGGAACGCCGGCCAGTCGTTGGGGATCGGCTCTCCCGCCTTTTCCAGGGCGTCGACCTTCCGCTTTCGGGCCTCTTCGCCCAAGTTCCACGTTTCCTGGATCAGCGCGGCTGCTTCGCTGGGCAGCGGGCACAGGTGCTGGCGTCTACCTTTCATCCGCTCTGCCGGAATCAGCCAGGTACCGTGTTCGAGGTCGACCTCGGACCGCATCATGCCTGCAATTTCGCCTCGCCGCTGGAGCAGCAGCATTGCGAGCAACAGAGCGATTACCGTCTGACGGGAAATGTAGACCTGCTCGCCGTCGCCCTCTTCGCCCTCAGCCTTGATGCGGAGAGCGGTCGGGTTGGCGAGGCCTTCCCACAACGCTTTCATTTCGGCGTCGCTCAGAACGCGTTTGCGGCCCGTTTCCGGGACGATCGCACTTCCGAGGGCTGGGTTCACCGCAACGAGTTTTCCCTCGTACTCGGCGATCGCCCAAGCGAATGCCTGACGGATGATTGCTTGGGTCCGGTTGACTTGAGGGCCGATCCCCTTGGCGCGCATGTCCCGGAGGAATTGCCGAACCCGCGCCCGCGTCAGATCCTCGATGGCGAGTTCGCCGAGGTCCGGCCTAGCGTGACGCTTCAGGATGCCTTCGGCGTCGCGCATGGTGCGCGCGCTCTGCTTCTTGCCCTTCGGCATCCAGTCGCCTGCGCGGCATGCCGCGATGTAGGCGTCGGCGAGATCGTCAAAGGTGCGAATCGTCCTCAGGCGCGCCTCTGTGCGCTTCCGGCGTCGTTCGCCTGACGGGTCGGCGCCTTTGCGGACGGCAACGCGGTGGTCTTCGGCTTGCTCGCGCGCCCACTTCACGCCCTGGCGGTCGGAGTAGTCGCCGAGCGTCAGCCGAGGCATCCGGCCATCCAGAGTGCGGTAGCGAAAGACCCACACCTTTCGCTGCCGGACATCCTCGCCGTCGGCGATACCGGAGATCCTCAGGCAGAGGCCCGGCATGTTGCTGTCCCACAGCTCGATCCGCTTACCGGCTTCAGCCTTTTTCGCCTTCGCCGCCTTGTCCGTAAGGCTGACCGTCGCCATCGCAGCTCCTTGCCCCAGGCCCCCACCATTGGGGCACACATGGGGCACACAAATTCGAAACTGTGCGATGATGACTGAAACCAGTTGGAACGCAACAAGCCAGTTAGATCAGGTAGTTATAGCACCGGCTGAAAACGGTTGAAAACGCCCGAAACCGCTATATCGTCTGTTTCCTAAACCGAAGGTCGGAGGTTCGAGTCCTCTTCGGGCTGCGCGCCGAACTCAGGCGTAGGGGCCGGACGCTGCAAGGTCGCGGCGTTCGAACAGTTTGGCGGTGAGCGCTCCGAAGACCGCGCCGCCGACGTGGGCCATGTAGGCGACGCCGCCCTGCTGCGGTGCGCGGCTCGCGGATATGATCGCAGTCCGCCGACTCGAACGCCCGTTCTCTGACATCGAAAACGGGATTCGATCCCTGTTGGCTCCGCCAATCCTGGCGGGATGCGGCGCCCGCGCAACGCGGCGGCGAATTAGGGGCTCTCGTGAAGTTGACCGACCTTTAAGCCAACTGAGCGGTTAAACCTGCAAGGGATCGTTGGGTGGTGGAGTCGGTGATGAAGGCGTTGGTAGGGGCGTTGGCGCTCGCATTGGCCGCGGCGAGCGCGGCGAGCGCCGCCGAGGTGATGGTCGACTTCACCGGCACTCTGACCAGCCAGACCAATCCGGGGACCGACCCCGCGTTCAAGGTCGGCGACACGGTGCAGGTGAGCATCACCTTCGACAACGCCAACGCCGTGCAGTGGGGCAATACCGGCTACGAGGTCGTCGGCCTCTACAGCACCGGCGGCACGCCCGGGCTCTCGTTCCAGATCACCGGCCCGCATGGGACCAGCTGGACCGGCGTGGACGACTTCTTCGACGGCAAGAACGCCGTCTACACGAACATCCCCGGCGGCGGCGCGCCGGTCCAGACGATCACCACGCCCGGGCTGATCCTCCTGCACGGCCAGCCGGTCGGCCTGTTCGGGCTGTTGGACCCCGCGACCAGCTCGGTCACGCCAGCGATCGATCTCGGCTCGGGGATCGTTCCGACGACGGTGCTCGGCGGCAACGTCCTTGGCGGCTTCGGCGCGCTCACGCCCAGCGACGTCTTCGACATCCTGCAGAACAACAGCTACGACAACACCGCCCAGACGGTCGGGTTCGGCGGGATCTGGAACTTCAACAACGCGACCGTGCAGACGCTGAGTCCCGCGCCGGAGCCGCCAGCGTGGCTGCTGATGGCGCTGGGCGGCGTCGTCCTGGCCGGGGGCGCATTCCTGCGCCAGCGTTTCGCCGGTTCGCCGTCGCTTTGACGCGAGGCGCCGGAGCCGAGCGCCCGACGCCGGACGGCGCGAATCCGGGCCGCGATCCCTGACGCCGCGAGGGTCTGCGGCCCAGCCGATTAGATCGGTGTCCTAGGGCTTCGCCCGAGG